AACAGACCTTCTCTTTGACCGATTCGAGGTACATAAAGTCCTGGTTATCGCCCCGTTGCGAGTAGCCCGTGATACATGGCCTGCTGAAATTAAGAAATGGGATCACCTTCACAGCCTTACCTATTCCGTGGCAATCGGCACAGAACAGGAACGAAGAAATGCACTCATGGCAAATGCGGATATCTACCTCATCAACCGTGAAAATGTGGACTGGCTCGTGAGCAAGAGCAATCTCCCGTTCGACTTCGACATGGTGGTCGTCGATGAGATGTCCTCTTTCAAGTCATACAGTGCAAAACGGTTCAAAAGCCTAATGAAAGTCAGGCCTAAGATAAAACGCATTGTGGGTCTTACTGGTACTCCCTCCAGCAACGGGCTTCTGGACCTTTGGGCACAATTTCGTATCCTCGACATGGGACAAAGGCTCGGCAGGTACATTACCCATTACCGCAACAACTTCTTTGCCCCGGATAAGCGAAATCAGCAGATGGTCTTTTCCTATAAGCCGCTGCCGGGTGCAGAAAAAGCTATATACAGACTTATATCCGATATTACCATCTCCATGAAATCTACTGATTTCCTGAAAATGCCTGAATGCGTGATAAATGAAGTGCCTGTGTACTTAAGTCCGGACGAGCAGGATATTTACGATACCTTTCGTGAAGACATGGTCATAAAGCTTAAAGCTGATGAGATCGATGCGGTGAACGCAGCCGTTCTTTCCGGCAAGCTCCTGCAGATGGCAAACGGTGCAGTCTACGATGAGGATAGCAAAACTCATCAGATCCACGACCGCAAGCTGGATGCTCTTGAAGATTTGATTGAAGGTGCAAACGGCAAGCCTGTACTTATTGCCTACTGGTACAACCACGACCTTGAACGAATCTGCAACCGGTTTGATGTCCGGCAGATCAAATCGCCAAAGGACATTTCGGATTGGAACAGCGGCAACATCCAAGCCGCAGTTATTCACCCCGCTTCTGCCGGGCATGGACTAAACCTACAAAGTGGCGGTTCCACCCTCATATGGTTCGGACTAACATGGTCGCTTGAACTATATCAGCAGACCAATGCAAGGCTTTGGCGGCAAGGTCAGCAGGATACGGTGGTCATCCACCACATTGTTGCCAAAGGAACGATTGACGAACAGGTCATGACGGCGCTTCGTAAAAAAGAGAAAACCCAGTCCGACCTGATCAATGCAGTCAAGGCAAACCTGACAGGAAGGAGGAAAACCGCATGAACGATTCATACGAGAGGCTGGCAAATGCCATCGTCTTGAAGGCGGTCAAAGATTATCGCCATGCACTGAAAATGCTGAAAAAACATCCCGAAAACGAGGATGCTTTGTATACCAAACTTGAAGTAGAGCGTTTCTTCCGTTCCGACTGGTACACATTGCTTACAACGGTTGATCCGGAGACGCTTATAAAAAGACTCAACGAGGAGGTTATATGATGACGGTAAAAGAATATCTCGGACAGGCTTACCGCCTGGACCAACGCATAAACAGCAAGCTGGAACAATTGGAATCGCTGAATGGACTTGCCACCAAGTGTACATCCACCCTCACAGGGATGCCCAAAAACCCGAGCAGAAGCACTTCTATGGTAGCGGATGCGGTTGCCAAGATTGTGGATCTGCAGATTGAGATCAACCGCGACATTGACCTTCTTGTCGATTTGAAATGCGATATGGTCAGGATCATTAAGAGCGTAGACAACGCGGAGTATCAAACACTCTTAGAATTGAGATACCTTTGTTTCAAGACCTGGGAACAGATTGCCGTGGATATGAACTACTGCATAGACAATGTGTACCGCATTCACAGGAAAGCCATTCGTGCGGTGGTCCTCCCGAAAAGTATACAGTAAATTCTACTGTTTTCTACTACCGCCTTTATGGTATGGTAGAATCAGCAAAATAGAATCCAAAAGGCCACCCAGGAGAAATCCCCGGTGGCTTTTCTTATGCCCTGAAAGCGAGGTGAACCGATGCCCTACAAACCAAAACGATCCTGTGCTTACCCCGGATGCGGTCTGCTTGCTGAAAGCGGGCAATACTGCGCCGAGCATCAAAAGGAAATGAACAAACATTACAATCGGTACGAACGCGACCCCGCTTCCAACAAGCGATACGGCCGTGCCTGGAAAAGAATCCGCGACCGCTACATCAAGGCGCATCCTCTCTGCGAAGAATGCCTGAAGCAAGGCAAGCTCACACCCGCCGAAGAGGTGCACCACATTCTGCCGCTCTCAAAGGGCGGTGGCAATGAGAAAAGCAACCTAATGTCCCTCTGCAAGTCCTGCCACTCGCAAATCACTGTCGAGAGCGGTGACCGATGGGGGCGGTCAAATCCCTAAAACGATTCAAAGCGGACAGCGGCGTGGGGCTTCGTGTTGAAAAACGCATATTCAAACGGGGTAATAGCCTATAGGTTCAATCTTAATAAATATTTATCGCAAATTAGCAACTCCACCGTACCTTTTATCCAAAAATTCTTTGAATTTTATCCAGCACCCATAGTGTACATTTGCATGCGCATGTGGATCTTTTCTTCCAACCGCAATAAATTTCTGTTCAAGTAATTTCTTGCCTGTTGCCATACTTGCTTCGTTTTCAAAGATGCTCCAAAAGTCCATACCGATGGAATTGTTATAAGCATAGAATACATTGCTGGCCATAATTTCTGGTCTAGCATAATTGTAATGCGACTTTAAGTATCCGATAAAGTTACTTCGTATGATTTGCTTATCCATAGTAACAACCTCCATGTGTTTATAGCATGAGTGTACAACCTCAAATTAATTTATTCAATGAGGAGTTGATGTTTTTGGCAAAAGACGGAACTAACCGTGGCGGCGCTCGTCTCGGTGCGGGCGCAAAAAAGAAGCCATTAGCCGACAAAATTTCCGAAGGCAATCCCGGCGGCAGAAAACTGACCGTGATGGAATTTCATGATACGGCAGATCTCAAAGGACTTGAAATGCCTGAACCAAACAAAATGCTCGAGGCCATACAAAAAGACGGCAAGACGCTCGTCGCGAGCGAAATCTACAAATCCGCCTGGACTTGGCTGAACGAACGTGGCTGTGCAGTGCTTGTCGCTCCGCAGCTTTTAGAGCGATATGCCATGAGCGTGGCCAGGTGGATTCAGTGCGAGGAAGCAGTCACTGAATACGGCTTTCTGGCAAAGCATCCCACTACAGGCAATGCAATTCAGAGCCCCTATGTGGCGATGGGTCAGAACTATATGAACCAGACAAACCGCCTGTGGATGGAGATTTTTCAGATCGTAAAGGAAAACTGTACCGGCGAGTACAGCGGTGTGAATCCGCAAGATGATGTTATGGAGCGGCTCTTAACCGCCCGGAAAGGAAAATGATATGGTAAAATACAAAACTTCTGAAAGTGTATGCAAGGGTCACCCGGATAAGCTCTGCGACCTGATTGCAGACAGCATTCTTGATGCGTGTCTTCGCAAAGATAAAGCTTCCCGCGTGGCCTGCGAGGTCATGGCGACAAAAGGCAAAATCATCGTAGCGGGCGAAATCACCTGCTCGAAAAAAGTAGATATCCGCTGGGTGGTCCGCAGAGTTCTTGAGGAGGTCGGGTACAACCCATGGAAGTTCATAGTGTTTGTATTCGTCCACCAGCAAAGCAAGGATATCGCTGGCGGTGTGGATCAGGCGCTGGAATCCCGCGCGGGAGATACCTCTTGGTATTCCATGATCGGCGCTGGCGACCAAGGCACTGTTTATGGCTACGCCACAGATGAGACGACAGAAAAACTTCCGCTTCCTCTCGTATTCGCTCATGGCATTTGTCAAAAGCTCGATAGCGCCATGAAAAATGGCGTCATCAAAGGCATTGGTCCTGATGGCAAAGCCCAGGTCACTGTCGAGTATGAAGATGACAAGCCCAGGCGCATCAAAACGATTATTGTTTCTGTACAGCACCGCGCTGATAAGGATTTAGAGATTCTCCGCAGTGAGATCATCTCCCAAGTGCTGTGGCCGGTGTTCGAGAAGTTCCCATTTGACGATGCGACTGAAATTCTCATCAATCCCTCCGGCCGTTTTGTCGAGGGTGGACCTGCAGCTGACACCGGTTTGACCGGTCGAAAGATTATGGTCGATAGCTACGGCGGTCTTGCTGCTCATGGCGGTGGTGCCTTCTCCGGAAAAGACCCGACGAAAGTTGACCGCTCCGGTGCCTACATGGCTAGAGCTATTGCAAAGAACATCGTCCGTTGCGGCTATGCCAAACAATGTCAGGTGGCCATCTCCTATGCTATCGGCAAGGCTGATCCTGTAGCGGTTGAGATTGACACCTTCGGTACGGGTACTGTTTCAGATGAGATTCTTCGCAAAGCGGTCCTCGAGGTTTTTAACCTCCGTCCAGCGGCGATCATCGAAGCACTGAACTTGCGAGATCCGATCTATGCAGATACAGCAACCTATGGCCATTTCAGTGGAACGCTTTCTCGCTGGGAATGGCTGGACCGTTATAACGAACTAAGAGAGGCGGTAAAGAAATATGTTGATTGAGAAAAAGAAAACCGCCGAGCTCCTGCCTGCGGACTATAATCCCCGCAAGGACTTAAGGCCCGGCGATCCGGAATATGATAAGCTGAAGCGCTCAATTGAACAGTTCGGATACGTCGAGCCGGTCATCTGGAATAAGGTGACCGGCTGTATTG